CACGGCATCGGCACGGCGCGGGCGTCGGTGCGCGCGACCATCGCGGCGCTCGCCACGCAGCTCGAGCAGGTCGCCGTGGTGGACTCCTCGACCTACGAACTCTTGCGCGCCGACCAGATCCACTACGGCGGCGAGGCGACCTACCAGATCGGCACGGACATGGCGGCAGCGATCGACCTGCTGCTGGCGTCCTGCGAGGAGGGTGGGACGGACAGCGGCGGGACCGACAGCGGGACCGACACCGACGGTCTGTCCGAGGCCGCCACCCTCGTCCTCGAAACCGGCAGCGGCCTCCCGGACGCGAACGCCTACGCCGACGAGGCGCTGGCGACGGAGTATCTGGAAGACCGCCGGAACCCCGGCGTGTGGACCTCGGCGACGACGCCGCAGCGTGAGCAGGCGTTGCGCATGGGAGCGCATTACCTCGACCTGGCATACGGGGCCCGGTGGCTCGGGGTCCGCGCCGGCGAGGATCAGGGGCTCGACTGGCCACGGTCGGGCGTGTGCGACCGGGACGGACGGGCGGTCGACGATGACATCGTGCCGACGCGGGTGGCGTGGGCGAGCGTGGAGGCGGCGGTGCGCTACCTCCAAGACCCGACACAGATTCTGCCCGACCTGGCGCCCGCCGACGAGGGTGTGCGGTCGACATCGGTCACGGTCGGTCCGATCACGGAGTCGACCAGCTACGCGGGCGCGCGCGCGGGAGTCGCGCGGTTCCCCACCATCGACCGGCTGTTGAACGGGCTGGTGACCTCGGGCCAGTGGGCGGTGCGATGACGCTCGCCACGCGACTCCGGGCGAGTGCGGCGCGGCAACTGGCGCGGTACGGCGTCGACGCCACCGCAACCGTGGTCACGGACCCGGGCACGTTCAGCGTGTCGACGGGCGCGCGGACCGGGCAGGTCACGCAGGAGGTCACGGTCCGCATGCTGCCGCCGTACGACCGCAAGGAGCGGTGGCAGGGAAGCTTGGTGCGAGCCGAGGCCTCGACGGCCAGGGTCATCACCGCGAAGTCCCTCGCGGTCGCGGGCACCTACCGCCCCGAGATCGGGTGGCGCATCGCGCTCGCCGGCGAGACGTGGCAGGCGACCGTAGTCGAGCCGGTGTCGGCGGGCGCCGACGTGGTGGTCTACCTGCTCACTCTGGAGGCGGTGTGACGCGCAACACCGAGAACGCCAAGCGCTTCGCGGCGAAGATCCTGACGTTCGCGACCGAGCGATACCCCGGGCTCGCCGCGCAGATCAGCGCCGAGTTCGCCGCCGAGGTCATCACGCGAGTGATCCCGCGCACCCCGGTGGACACGGGACGCGCGCGCGCCAACTGGCAGGTCGCCTACTTCGGTGCGGCGGTGCCGCAGATGTGGCACACCTTCGACAGGGGCGGCGCCGCAACGATCGCGCGCGAACTGGCCAAGCTCAAGAACCTCAAGCCGTTCCAGAACGTGCGGATCAGCAATGCCCTGCCCTACGCGATCCCGCTGGAGCGCGGGCACAGCAGGCAGGCGCCCGCCGGCATGCTCGCCATCACGCTCGCCGAGGTGCGCGCCCGCGCGAAGCAGATCGGCGCACGCGGCGCCGACAAGTGGCGGATGACCGGCGACGTGCGGCGCGGCGGAGGCAGGAAATGAGCACCTTCCTCCGCGACGTGACCGCCGCCTTTCGCGTGCGCGTCGCCGACGTGGTGACCGCCGAGCCGGACCTCGAGATCGGCGCCGTGGTCTGGGGCGGCTTCGACCCCGGCAAGATCAGCGGGCGGTGGCTCCGCATCTCGGTTGCGCTCGGCGCCGAGGAGCCGGTCGCCAGCGACGGCACGAACGCGCGCACCGAGCTGGTCGGCGTTTGCTTCGTGGAGATCTACATCCCCGCCGGAGACGGCGAGGCGCCGCTGCTGGAGATCGCCGACGCCATCGCCGACGCCTTCCGCGGCTGGCACCACGCCAGCCCTCAGATCGTCGTGCAGCGCCTCGACACCGGCCGAGACGAGATCGACGGCGCCCGAGTGCGGCGCCTCATCACGGTCGAGTTCCGCGCCTACGTCCACTACCCATTGCAGGTGACCTGATGACCGTTCCATCGCTCGACCGCGTTCGATTCTCGCTCTTGCGCCAGGCCGGCGTCACGGGCACCAGCCTTGCGAACGCCAAGCGCGTCGTCAACAAGCGGCGCGGCGCGGCGCTGTCGTTCACGCAGCAGTTCGGGCGCTCCGAGGTCAGCCGCGCCGATTACCAGGCGGGCGAGAGCATCCCCATCGGCGGCGAGGCCGGCGGGACGCTGCCCATCGAGCTGTGCTACGTCGCCGCCGACAGCGCGTTCGAGGATCTGGTGCGTGCGACCATCAAGAGCGGCGCACCGACCGCTGCGGCGACGCAGGTCACGGGTGCCACGGCGACCAGTCAGGTGCTCGCAGCGACGGGCATCGAGACCGGCATCGAGGTTGGCGACGTGGTGCGCGTGCGGACGAGCGCCGATGCGCTGGTCGGGTACTACACCGTGACCGTGGTCGGCACGGATCAGATCACCGTGGAGGGCGGACTCGGAGACGGATCCAGCCTCAAGGTGCAGCGCGGGCGGCGCATGAAGAACGGCACGACCATCGAGTACCTCGCCGCCGAGCAGGCGCACCTGGACGCATCCATCTTCGAACGGTTCGAGGGCCTGCTCCCGACGCTGCTGTCGTGGAACTTCGCGGACGGCAGCGCAGCGGTGCCCGGCGAGTTCCAGTTCCGCGGCACGGAGATGGTCGTCGCCGGCACGACCTACGAGACCGGCGTGCCGGTGAGCGACACGATCTACCCGGTGTTCTCGCCGAAGACCACCGCGACGACGGTGCGGCTGGCGACCACGGACCTCGAGGTGCTCGACCTGTCCGCGCGCATCGCGCATGACTCGTCGGTGGCCACGATCGCGACGCAGCGCAAGGGCATCGACAACGTTCCCGGCACGATCGTCTGCGATGGGTCGCTGCGCACCTACCTGACCGCGACGGCGCGCACGACGTTGTTCCTGAACAACACCGTGGTGGCGCTGCTCGTCGTCTTCACGGACACGAGCGGGCGCGGACTCGGCTTCCGGTTCCCCGCCGTGAAGCTGACCAGCGCCGAGCCGACGCAGCAGAACACGAGCGAGACCCAGACCATCGCGTGGGCCGCGGAGACCCACGCCACCGAGAACAACACGATCCGCGTCTACACGTGGAGCTGATCCCATGACCCTGACCACTCACAATCCCGTCCCCGGCACGACGGTCATCTATGCCAACGGCACGCTCCTGATGACCGTGACCCCGGACGGCATCGTCGTCCCGAAGACGATCACCGGCACCGCGGCCACCACGATCGAAGCCGCGGCGGCCGACTACACCGACCAGCGCGTCGCCGATGTCGTCGCCGCGCGCCAGTGGAAGGAGGTCGTCGCCGCCGCGACCACGGCGAACATCACGCTGGAGGACGAGCAGACCATCGACGGCGTCGCGGTTGTCGACGGGGATCGCGTGCTGGTGAAGGCGCAGACCGCGGCCGCCGAGAACGGCATCTACGTCGTCGTGGACGGAGGCCCGTGGGAGCGCGCGGGCGACGCCGACACGTCCGCGAAGCTGGTCGGCGCGACGGTGCTGGTCAAGGCCGGCACGGCCGCCGCCGACAGGCAGTTCGTCTGCACCAACGACAGCATCGCGTCGCTCGACGCGACCGACGTCGTCTGGGCGCAGCTCGGCAGCCAGTCCTACGCGAGTCAGGACGCATTCGACGACCTGAGCGACGCCGTAGCGGACCTCTCGGTCGGCGAGGTCGACGCGAACACCGGCGCGGGCGTCTCGGTGGCATCGGCGCCGCAGGCGATGATGCGGCAGGTGCTCGATCTCGACGACTTCGGCGTCGCGGTCGATGCGGGTGACGACTTCGGCGGCAAGTACATCCTCGAAGGCCCGGCCGGCTGGCACACCATCATCGTCTCGGCCAGCATCGACCTGGCAGTGACGGCAGAGGACGGCATCGCGTCGGCGGACGCGATCACCTTCGGGCTCGGCTCCGCGGAGGCGGACAACACGAACCTCGCGAACGCGATGAGCGACGTCGTCCAGGCGACGGCCGCTGTCGGCAGCGGAGCGACCGGCACGGCGAAGGCGGTGACGGACCCGGCGAGCGGGTACATCTACTTCGCACCGGGCGCCCGGGTGTATCTGAACGTCGCTGCTGCCGTGGAGTCGGGCACTGGCAACGCGACGTTCACCGGGACCATCACGCTGGTCACGATCTCTTACCCGGCGGTGGCGTGATGCTGGACCTGTCGCGCTACCGCGTCTCGCTGTCGAAGTGGAACGACGGCGTCTGGTTCGACGTCGAGGCCTACTTCCGAGACGGCATCGTGGTCGCGGTGCCGCCCGATCACGACGGCCCGGCGATCTGCCTTCGCGCGCGCGAGTCGCGACAGGTGCAAGAGGCCATGCTCGCCGTTGAGGAGGAGCGCAATCCGCTGCGGCTCACGGTGACCGCCGAGCAGCGGACGGCGATGACGGCCGAGGTGTTCGCCCGCGGGATGGTCACGGGCCTTCGCGGCGTGGCCATCGACGGCAAGGCGGTCGAGGTCGCGGACGTGCGGCGACTGTTCGACGACCCGGAACTGCCCGGGATGATGCTGGGGCTCTGCGCGCTGGCGAGTCGGGCGGTGGAGCACTACCGCAAGACCACGGAGGCGAAGCGGCTGGGAAACTGACGGCGTGGGTGGCGTGGACGCTACGCCACCAAGGGACGGACGAGGCACAACGGGAGCAGAGATACCTTGAGAGGATCGCGCAGAAGCTGGTCGCGGAAGGCAAGCACGACGAGGTGCCCGAGTCGGTGCGCGTGCGCCCGGATCTGTGGCCGGGGGACGAGCCCGTGGTGCGCGCGTGGGCGCAGTTGCACCAGCAGCGCGGCGAAGGCATGGAGCAGCAGCCGCTCGCGATGGTCGACGTCGAGGCGTGGATGCGTGTCTCGCGGATTCCCGAGGACCGGCGCGAGGACCTGCTTGCCGGGATCCTGGCGTGCGAGCGTGGATGGCACGAGGTGCGCGGCGAGCGCGCGAAGCGGGAGGCTGCGGTAGATGGTCGACGTCCTTGACCTCGAGCTGAACACGCGGCAGATGCTCGCGGCTCAGCAGGAGACCGAGCGCGCGCTGCGGTCGCTGGGCGACGCTGCGGTGAAGCTGGGCGAGCGGCTCGACGGCATCGACGGCAAGGCCAAGTCGACCGGGCAGACGTTCCGCGGCCTGTCGACGACGTTTCGCACGGCACAGGAGGGGCTGCAACTCGGCGGCGCGGTTCCGCGGCTGGTCAACGAGTTCAACACTCTGACCAGTTCGACGGCGAACGCGGGGCAGGCCGTGAACGCGGTCACCGGCGGCCTGTTCACGCTGGTCGGCGTCGGCATCAACATTCAGCAGATGGGCATGGCGGCGCAGATGGCGGCGGCGGCGGACCAGACCGGGCGGTTCGCTGGAGCATCGTCGACGCTGGCTCTCATCTGGCGGGCGCACCCGGTGCTGACCATCGTCACGGTCCTCGGAGCGGTGACCGCCGCCATCGCGGCGTTCACGAGCAGCACCAAGGAGGCGGCGAAGGGGTCCGAGGAGATGGCGTTCTCGGTGGACGGACTGCGCGCCGCCATGCGATCGCTGTCGGAGGTTCGGGCGGCGCAGAGTCGCGCGTTTGAGTTCGGCGAGTCGGGCGAACTGTCGCGCCAGCGCATCGCCGAACTCGACCGGCTGAAACAGTTGAGCATCAATCTTCGCTCCGGGGCCAAGGTGCTGCCCATCAGTGAGCTCGCGCAGGCGCACGGCA